GATGCTGAAGAAGTCGGAACTGCGTCAGGCTTACTTGACCGGTGACGCTGCTTCGCCACTCCGCAACGGTAAGGTTGGTCAGGTTGACCGCTTCACCATCTATCAGTCGAACTTGCTTTCGATTGGTACCGGTGGCGACGCTAACAAGACGTTCTGTCTTGCTGGTCACCCTAAAGCTACCTGCTTCGCTTCGCAGTTCGTGAAGACCGAAACAGTTCGCTTGACCGACACGTTCGGCGACGGCATTCGCGGTCTGAAGGTTTACGGTTACAAGGTCGTTGTTCCTAACGCCCTCGTCACCTTGAAGCTGAAGACTGGAGCCTAATAGATTGGGGGCGGGGGAAACCTCGCCCCTTCTCTTCTTAGATGAGGGCATGCACTGTGCCTTCTGCTAAACAGAGAACGAGGGATACCGTGGAAAAAGCAATTGAAGATATGAGCAAAGACGAGCTCGACATCTACGCACGAGACAAGTTCGGCGTGGAACTTGATAAGCGTCGCCGCATCGAGGATCTCGTTGAGCATGTGAAGACGCTCGTAAACAACAAGGGTAAGGTTGTTGAGGCAGTTGCCAAGGCTGAGCGTAAACCAAAAATCGTGCGTCATTTAAAAACGGGTGTGGAATGGTTCTGGAGTCCTCTATATAAGGGCAATCCAGACCTTGAAGTTATCGAGTGGGAATAAACTAAATGCCGACGACCAAAGCTGTTGATCTAATCAGTCGAGTTAGCATCACACTCCAAGATCCGACGTTTGTGCGTTGGACTCAGGGTGAGCTGCTGAACTACCTCAACGATGCCCAGCGGCAGGTCGTCTTGTTTCGTCCAGACGCGAAGGCGGTAAACGCTCCGTTTACATGCACTAATACCGCAAAGCAGACACTGCCTGCGGAAGGTCTTCGCCTTATCAATGTCTTAAGGAACACTGGCGGTCGAGCAGTTACCAAGGTCGACCGCAGTATTCTCGATGTGCAGCTTCCAACGTGGTACGAGACCGCAGCTCTTGCTGACGGCGTGAAGCACTACGTGTACGACGCTCTTGACCCAAAGAACTTCTACGTCTTTCCAAAGCCAGCAAACTTGCACCAGATCGACATCGTGTATGCGATATCACCAGTTGATATCGTAATCGCGAACTACACCACTGATGTGCAGGTAATCGGCATCGACGACATCTACGCCAATGCGTTGATGGACTACATGATGTACCGCGCCTACCAGAAGGACAGCGAGTTCGCCAATCTCAACCGCGCTGGTGTGTACTATCAAGCGTTCACGACGTCTCTGGGTATCAAGTCGCAGGCTGATGGCGGCTTACTCGAAAGCATGGTCTCGCAGCAGCCACGGCGTACCGCCCAGTGAGGTACAGCGACCTCTTCGTCTACGTCCTGAGTGAGGCTCCGTCCTGCCCTGAGTTCACCGCTGAAAGGGCTATCAGGGACACTTGCATCGACTTCTGCGCACGCACCGACTTATATCGTGCGGAGCCACAGACGCTCGTTATCTCAAGGGGCGTAACTGACTACGAGATCGATGCGCCTACCGGCACTGAACCGAACCATGTGAAGGCGATCATGCTTGATGGTCGTGCTCTCGAGTCGGTTCCTTATGAAGATGCCTTCATGAAGATCGAGCTGTCGGACTTCGGAGCGCCTACATACTTCTCGCAATACGACAACCGCACTGTCCTAGTAGGGCCAAAGCCAGAGGGCAGGGTAAGTCTAAAGGTTCTGTACACGCTGAAGCCTACACAGACCTCCACAACGATTCCAGACACCATTGGCCTCGAGCATCGTGAGACGCTGGTGGCTGGAGCTTTGTTCCGCCTGCAGATGATGTCTGGTCAACCTTGGATGGATGGTGCTGCTGCTGGTGCCAACCGACAGCTTTACGAGCGTGGCATTGCTGCGGCTATGCGGCAGGCCAAGTACGGTCATGGTGGAGCAGCCCTCACTGTGAAATCAAGAGAGTTCATCTAATGGCGTATTCAGAGACCATATACCTTGTTCAGGGCGACACACTGCCACAGCTCAAGATCACTGTGCGTGATCGCAATGAGGCCGCTGCCGGTAAAGTACTAGACCCAGAGGATCAGTCCACTTGGGCGCTAGTTAACCTTACTGGCAGCACTGTTCGTATGCGCATACGCGAGGTCGGTGGTTCCTCAGTAAAGGCAACGCTTGTCGGTAACAATACAAACCCACTGATTGGTGAGGTGGTGTTTTTGTTCGATGCATCTACGCTCGACACTGCTGGTGTATTTGAAGGCGAGATCGAATACACCTCGCAAACAGGTGGCATACAGACCGTATACGAGCTGATTAAGCTTCAGGTGCGCGAGCAGTTCTCTTAAGGAGTAACCAATGGCAGATGCCGGTGAAACTGACAGTGTTGATGCCGTCCGGATGGCGGCAACGCTCAAGTATTCAGAGCCGTCAGCCGCTACGGAGTACGTTGAACTTAAAGCAGAAACACGCTACACACTACTAGCGTCTGCAAGTAAGTATGTGACCCTAGCGACGCAGAGCGCTTATGTTCGTCTCTCTTCTGTCCTGTCATACATCGATATAAAAGCTATTGCTCAGCTTGGTGATTGGCTTGTCTTTCGCGTCTTTACTGAGGCAACGCAGGTTCTTGATCAAGTCTTGCGCTTATTTGGCAAGAGTTTGTCTGATAATGCCTCGGCAAGTGACGCTGCCCAAAAATCGTTCAGCACTAGGCGTAGTGACGCAGCAACTGCCACCGACACTATGTCCCGCCAGTCAGGCAAGGTGTTAGCGGACAGCGCAACCGGCGCAGACGCAGCAAGGAAGACTACCAGCAAGATCCGGACAGAAGCTCTATCTGCTTCCGACTTCTCAATCAAATCACTTGGGAAGGCGAGTAGCGAAGCGCTGTCAGCTACTGACGTCCTGCTTAAGACACTAGCATTCTCGAGATCTCTGTCTGAGTCACCGCGTGCGACAGACATTGCGGCAAAGACGTTTGGCAGAGGGTTGACAGATACAACCTCTACTACAGATCTTGCCAGCAAAGGATTCAGCAAAGGGCTAAGCGATTCCTTTTCTACCGCTGATGTCGTCGTGCGATTGGCGGGTAAAGGCCTGAGCGACATCGCTGCGACGGTGGACTCTAGAGAACTTAGCTTGGGCAAGTCTCTGACCGACATTGGTCTGTCGGCAGATCTGGCTGAAAAGACATTTTCAAGGTCTACATCAGATGCTGTGGCGGCTAGTGATGTTCGCACGCGATCCTTTGGAAAGGCGCTGGAAGACACTGCTTACGCAACAGATGACGTTAACGGCGCTTCTGCGGACGACGATCAGACAATTCAGTTCTTCAAATCACTGTCGCACGCAGTTTTTTCCACCGACATCATCTCGATTGTATCGAGCTACTCTAGAGTGTATAGCGATGCAGCTTATGCTTCTGAAGCGTCGGCAAAATTATTCGGTAAATCGCGTGTAGATCAGGCGGTGACATCTGACTCTGGCTTTGTTAAAAGCCAAGGGTACTGCGATATCGATTACTTCATGGAGGATTACGTGGGCGCTACAAGAACATTCTGAGGTTAAACATGAACACGAACGAAATGATCAAGGCCACTGGCCGACTGAATATCCAAGTCATCGGTCCTGATGGCATGATCAAAGATGAGCAGACCGTCGACAACTTGGTTGTCAGCGTTGGTCTGAACTTCATCGCTAGCCGCATCCGCGACGCAAGTTCGACAGTGATGTCGCACATGGCTGTCGGATCTGGCACTGCTCCAGCAGCAAGTGGCAACACCGCCCTTGGCACTGAGCTTGGTCGTGTTGCACTGACCTCTACCACCGCCACCAATAATGCCGTTGCATTTGTAGCTACGTTTGGCGCTGGTGTCGGCACTGGCGCAGTGACAGAAGCTGGTCTCTTCAACGCATCGACGGCTGGCACAATGCTTTGCCGCACAGTATTTGGCGTTGTAAACAAAGAGGCTGCAGACACGATGTCGATCACTTGGACTGTGACCATCGGCGCTGCGTAATTTTTCTGAGGCGAGTTAAAGATGGCAACTATTGTTACGCGGTCCGGAAAAGGCTCGCCTCTTACCAATGCTGAAGTTGATGGCAACTTCACGAATCTGAATACGGAGCTGGGGACAAAGGTTGATGCCTCGTCTCTGGCTACCGTAGCTACCACTGGCGCGTATGCGGACCTTACCGGTAAGCCAGCGCTTGGCACAGTTGCTGCGCAAAGTGCAGATGATGTCGCGATTACTGGCGGCGAAATTACCGGCACAACGATGGATAGCATTAGCAACCACGTTGGTGCTGACCATATCCACTACAAGGTCAAGGCAAATGAAGTCCTAGCCAAGGGCAATGTGGTTAAGGTTGTCGGCTATAACGCTGGCGAAAATGCCTTTGAAGTCGCCAAGGTAACTTCGGCAAGCGACATCGCTGTCGGCGTTGTCTACCAGCCGCTCGTCAGTGGCGCTCTTGGTGCGATCATCAACACCGGCCTCTTGGAAGGCGTCGACACCTCGGCGTTCAGCGTCGGCACAGTGTTGTACCCAAACACGTCTGGCGGCTTTACCAGCACTAAGCCAACGACGGGCCGCTATCAGGCATTAGCTTTTGTTGTGCGCTCAAACGCCAACAACGGCACAATCCTGATCGAAGCGTCTGAGCCGCAAGCGACGAGCTTGAGCCAGTTCACAAACGACAGCGGCTACATCACTGGCATTACATCTGGCAACGTCACCACAGCCCTTGGCTACACGCCAGCAAACATATCTGGCCCAACCTTTAGCAATGGCATAACCGTCAATAACGGCGACAATCAGGTTCAGATTGCTTTTGATGGAAACCTTGAAATTGTTCGGGCTGATGGCAATGGTTATATTGATTTTAAAAATACCATTGGCGAAGATTACGATAGCCGCATTCAGCAAATAGGCTCTGGCTTCGCAATGACGGGAACAGTTTCGGCTGGCGATGAGTTTCGCGCACCGATTTTCCGCGATACACCTAACACTGCATATTTTATCGACCCCGCTGGCACATCAAACATAAGCGGCTTAACACTAGATGGCACATTAGCTGGTGTAACAGGGCGTTTTGCCAAAAACCAAACCGCTGGAAACTACACCACGGCTGCGCTGTGGACTGAAAGCTATGGGAACACGGCAACTGGCATTGCATTCCACATTAGCGGTGTAGTCGGCAAATTCCTTGAAATGCGAACTGACGGCATTCTTTATTGGCAAGGAATTCTGAACGCTGATGGCGAACTTCGTGCGCCAATCTTTCGCGATATGGACAACAGTGCATATTATGTAGACCCTACTGGCACATCAAACCTTAACAAGTTGACCGCAAGCAATCGATCAATGGTTGGTAACGCAAGCATATTTATGGATAGCTTGGACGCCAACACATACTATCCAGTTACCATACCTGTGCCTGTTGCACGGCAAACAACGCTTCGCATTGAAAACGCGCTCAATTCGAACGCGCCGTCATGGTCTACGCATCCATCGGGCTTTTCTTGTTATATCGAATGGACAACTAACGGTCTTGGCTGGGGAACAATTGGCATATCAAGGCGCGTAACTGATTGGCGTGAACAATTCAACACCGTTCAGATTGTCGGTGGCATTGACCAGATGACGTTCAGCAGCCAAGAAGTCATTTGGCTTCGCGGTGGCGCTAATTACTTTTTCTCCGCCGACTGCGATGTAACGCCTACTGTTCGAACGACCTCATACACATTGAATGGGCAAACTGTTGCTCCGCGCTCATCTCCTTACAACGACCCTTGGGAAACTGCTCAGGGCAAGATGTCTTACGGGACATTCCAAGCTAATGTTCGCGTTACCGCTGGCACGGATATCCGCGCACCAATCTTTTATGATAGCCCCAACACTGCGTTTTACGTTGATCCTTCGGAAACATCGCAGCTAAAAACAGTCGAAGCTTCTGGCGGCATCGGTTTCCGCACGTTTTCTAACGGTTCCGCCAGTATCAACAGCCAGTTTTATTTTGCCAATGCTGCAAACAGCCGTGCGTGGAACTGGCAGCTTGACGAAAACAATGACGCTGCATTGTGGAACTATGAAGGTTCTTCGTGGAACAAACGCTTTACGTTTACCGCTGGTTCTAATTTTACCGCTGGCGGTATTGTGACGGCCAACGTCGATATTCGCGCACCTATTTTTCGCGATAGCGTTAATCCAGCCTATTACCTTGACCCAGATAGCAGTTCTGTTTTGGGTGGCGTTTATTCTAACGGACAAGTCCGTGCTACTGGCTGGTGGGGTTCGCAATCTGCCAGTGCAACAGGGCTTGGTGTTGAGATAGGACAAAACGGTGGGCGCAGTTATGTTCTGTCCTACAACCGCGACATTGCTAACTATGGGCCAATGTCGTTTGAGGCTACCGACTTTACTTTTACGGGAGTTGGCGGCGGGTTTATTCAAGTCAACACCAGTGTCCGCGCACCCATTTTTTATGATACGCCAAACACTGCATTTTACCTCAACCCAGCCGAAACATCTGTTTTAAGCGCCCTTAATGTTAATGGCAGTGCTGTATATCGCAGCGATTGGACAACTCGCTTTCAATCTGGCAGCGACTTCGTTGACGGCACATTGGTCACAACCGACATTCCTGCGACAGCGTGGGCTGGTGACAGCTTTGTCATTGAGATCACTGGCAAGACCTACGACCAGAACAACCCACCAGTTAAGGTGGTGGCGCAAGGCTATTTGTATAACGACACCATCATCAACTACAGCGGCATCTCGTATGCAGGAAACTTCGCGTCCTACATAAAGGTCTTTGAAGAAGGTGGCGTTCTGAAGTTCTGGTGGCCGCGTATAAGCTACTGGAACTCATTTAACGTGAACGTGATGGGCATGGATGGCCCAAGCAACAACACGATCACGCGCAATCGCGTTACGGCTATCAGCAACTCGACTGAGCCTACTGGAACCAAGAAGCAGCAGATCAACCTTACAAAGACGCTGAAGACGGGTGATGCCGCAGGATCAATCAGCGGTTTCAATAACCCTACAACAGCGCCTACCGCAAACACGATTGTTTATCGTGATGGAATTGGTGACATTGCCGCCCGTGAAATCATCCTTAGTTCGGGTCTTTCGACCGCCACGCCTACTGTTTTGGTTTCGATGTTTCCAACCACGAACCAGATGGTTCGCACAACGCCAACGGCTGTTGCGGCGGCAATACAGGGCGCAGCTTCTGGCACTTGGAATATAAGGTCGGCTGACCTTAACCAAGCACGATACGCAAACACTGACTTTAATACGCTTGGGGCAACACCCGAAGTGTTTAGGGCTTATTCAAATTACATTCCTTCTGGTGGCTCATACAATCAGCCGCCAAACGGCGCTGGTGACTACAAGGTTATTCAGTGGGGCGGTATAGAGGGCGTTGCAGGAAACTGGGGCGGTCAAATTGTCCAAAACTTCTACGATGACCGTATGTGGTTCCGCAGAAGCTTTGGCACTACATGGCAAGCATGGCGTGAATTTATCCATGACGGCAATTACACCAACTACGCAATGCCAACGGGTTCATTGGCTACCAATACCGTTGAGGTTCGCGCACCTATCTTCCGTGACAACATTAACACTGGTTATTTTATTGACCCTGACGGCAATTCAAACCTTAGCCAATTGATGACAACGGGTGCTGTAGTTATTGGCGGCAACTTTACGAACAATGGCTACAATTCCGTAGGAAGCACTCGCCTTTTATTCGGCGGCGGTAATGAACCCGATACCTATTTCATAGGCACAAACCTTGAAAACTATGGCGGGAATTACACCAAGCTAGATTTGCGGTGGCACACTGGCATCCGCATGGGGGCAAGGCCAAACTACGGCGGCATACGTTTCTATAATGATGAAACCCTCGCAACGCAGATTTTTGCAATAGGCAAGGATGGTAGTTACGCACAAGCAAACCAAAGTATGCGTGCGCCTATCTTTCAAGATTTAGACAACACTGCTTATTTTATAAATCCAAACGACAGTCAATCTATCCGCACAGTAGGAGATTGGAGAGCAGATAGCAGCGCGTGGACAGGTGAGTTTGCAGGTAAAATTCAATACCATGCTAACAATTGGTATTTTCAGGCCGCAAATCAGTGGGAGTTCCGCAGGTCGGATAGCGCAAACGCATTTTCTGTATCTCAGGCAGGTGTAGTGATTGCCCTTGGCGATATGCGTGCGCCAATATTTTACGATAGCCCCAACACTGGCTTCTTCGTTGACCCTTCATCTACGTCCAACATAAGCGGATTGTCTGTTGGTAACCGCATAACTGGAAGCATCAGCGGTGACGCACAGCGACTATTTAACCACACAGGCGCAAACAACGATGGCCTTCAATTCTGGAACACCGTAGGCAATTCAACGCTCAATCCAAACACGGGTTGGCACTATGCCCTTCGTTTGGCGCATGGTGACGCTGATACATACTACAACGCAACTTTGGCTGTCGATTTTTTCGCAGACAATGTTTACCTTCGTCGCAAGACGGGTGGAAGTGACCAACCGTGGAAGCGGTTTGCGCTTTACGATAATGTTTACGAAGCTATTTTTTACGCAAGCTCTTTTAGCGATGCAAACAACACTGCCTTTTATCTCGACCCCAACAGCACAGGCACATCGCTTAACGTAGCGGGTTCAATCGTAGCTGCTGGTAACGTCACTGCGTATTCCGACATCCGCATCAAAGCGAACGTCGAGACAATCCCAAGCGCATTGGACAAGCTTGACCAGATACGGGGCGTTACATACACCCGCACAGATCTCGATGACAAAGAGCAGCGTTACGCTGGTGTCATCGCACAAGAAATAGAGAAAGTTTTGCCAGAGGCTGTGCGCGACCTTGGCAATATCAAAGCAGTCGATTACAACGCCACCATCGGCTTGTTAATTCAAGCTGTAAAAGAATTGCGCGACGAAGTAGAGGCGATGAAGTCTCGTTTACATTGAAGGACATTAGAATGACGTTAGCATACACATGGGCGCTCAAAAGCCTAAAGAAAGCAGACACCGCCGACTTGGCTGGTGTGATCGTGCAGACACAATGGACCTGCACCGGTACCGACGAAGACGGTGACAGCGGCGTATTCAACGGCGCAACACCTTTCAATCCGCAGGAAGTAGATCCACTAGGCTTCACCGCCTACGAAGATCTGACTGAAGAGCAGATACTTGGTTGGATTCAAGCAGTGGTTGTCGGCTCATACAAAGAGCACATCGACGCGCAGATCATGAAGCAGATTCAATTGATCAAGACGCCGGTCGAAGAAGTACCAGAGGGCCAGTTCCCTTGGTCACCGCCTGCTGAAGAAACAGACGGTCCGTCAACAACAACACCAGAAGCTCAGGAAGAAGAAGCAGCATGAACCCAGAACTAGATAAGCTCGACGCCGCCAATCAGACGATCACTCTCGACGTAACGCCGCAGGAGATCAACGTGATCTTTGCAGCACTCGCCGAACTGCCTCATCGCGTGGCAGACCCACTCATGCGCAAGTTGTTTGAGCAGGCGCAGAAGGTCGCTGGATAACTCATGCCAACGCCCACCGGCACAATCTCCATGTCAGATGTCAACACTGAGCTTGGGCGGTCTAGTACCACCAACATCTCGCTCAATGAGACTGCGGTACGGACATTGGCCGGTGTGGCATCTGGCACGATCTCGATGGACAACCTTCGTGGTAAGTCCAATGTGAGCTTTTCTCCAGATGGCGGCACGTCTGCTGGCAGCGCCGTTCTTTTGCTCGACCAAGGTATTTTGACCGCAAGCGTAACAATTAGCTGCTCTCAATCTGCTGTTTGGACTTGGAGTGGGGGTGGTGGTGGGTCTCCCTATGTATCAGTTTCTAGCGGCGGATCTGCTACCAGCATTATATTTGAAGTTTCTGCATCAGTATTTGGCGGATGGGCCGTTGCCAATTTCACAGTGCAAGCCACTGCTGGCGGCATAACTCGTTACTGGAATGTTGAACTTATAGCTGAAGATAACTCGTAGCAAAGTGATCTAACTTGCTTTTTAGCGCACCATAAGCGATGAAGCATAAATTTTAATTCAACGCCTCTCCATGTACGGAGGTGAGGAGGTAAGCAGATAGGCTTACAGATGGCTAGTATCAAACTGCAGACATTTGGTGGTGTGTTACCCCAAGTTTCTCCGCGCCTTTTGCCGGATACAGCGGCAACCATTGCTGAGAACGCACGCTTTGATTCTGGCCGTCTCTCTGCTTGGCGAGCTCCTGTTGCTGGCGTCGACCACAACAACGCCTCCTTCGTTGTTCCCAACACCACTCGCACGATCTACAGGCATCGTGACCGGCAGGGTAATCCCTACTGGCTTGTGTGGACCACCGACGTCCACGCCGTCCCTTCGCCAATTGCTGAAGATCCATACGACCGTCTGTACTGGACAGGTCAGCAGTTCCCTCGCATGGCGATTGGTACAGAGATCACTGGATCTGTTGCGCCTACATACGAGCCTTCGGTAACGCGAAAGCTTGGTGTTCCTGCGCCTACGGATCAGCCTACTGTTTCAATAACGACGACGGTAGCTGATACCACTATCACTGCGCTGTCCCGCGCTTACGTTTATACGTGGGTGTCGGGCCTTGGTGAGGAGTCAGCTCCTTCTCCAGCTTCACCCATCATTGATGTGAAAACGGGTGAGACCGTTACCGTAACGATCACTGGCCCCGTTCCATCTCACATCTATAACACCGTCTCTAGGCCAGCCGTTCGCCGTGTCTACAGAACCAACATTAATGGTGAGTTCCAGTTCGTTAAGGATATGGCGTACAACGCCACGTCAACGACTGACGCAATCCTAGACGAGGATCTGGGAGAAATCATTCCATCCACCAACTGGGATGCACCGCCTGACGAGAATGCTGGCGACCACCCAGACGGCCCTATGCTTGGGCTGACATCGATGCCAAATGGCATTCTTGCCGGTTTTTCTGGCCGATCTGTATTCTTCTCTGAAGCATTCCTGCCTCACGCATTTCCTAAAGCCTATTCGCTGACTACCAAGTCTCGAGTCGTTGGCCTCGCCAGCATCAGCATTGGCCTGATGGTTATGACCACCGGCAAGCCCGTTCTGATGACTGGATCATCACCGGCTGCGATGACGGCTACAGAGATCGACAACAACCAAGCGTGCGTGTCTGGTAGGTCAATAGCCGACATGGGTGAGGTTGCGCTGTACGCCTCTCCTGACGGGCTTGTGGCGGCGGGTGAGAGCGGCGTTAACCTCATCACCGAAGGCATCTTCACACGCGACCAGTGGCAGGCTCTGAACCCATCGAGCATCCACGGCCACCACTACGAAGGTCGGTACATCTTCTTCTGGCAGAACGGGGGCCAGAGCGGTGGCTACGTCTTTGACGGTCGCGGTGAGTACCCCCAGATCTCCACTCTCAATTACTACGCCAAGGCTGGCTACAACGACCCTGTAGACGATGCTCTGTATCTGGTGATTGAGACGGCTGGTGTCAGCACCGTTCGCAAGTTCGATGCAGGTACGGCATCGCCGTATACGTGGCAGTCAAAAGAGGTCCGGCTTGAGAAGCCTATCAACCCATCCTGCGCAATTGTTGACGCAGAGGCTTATCCGGTTACGTTCACTTTATACGCTGATGGCGTATCGAAGCACACGCAGTCTGTGACTAGCGGATCGATGTTCCGCCTGCCTGCTGGCTACCTTTCAAAGGAATTCCAGTTCCGCCTCACGGGTTCCAATGATGTGAACCAAGTGCTTATTGCGGAGTCGCCGGAGGAGTTCCAGTGAGCTTACCTAAGACACCTATTAAGGGTGATCCAGAGACTAGGCGTTTTCTCGAGGCTGTTCGCCAGAAGATTGAAAACGTCGATGGCAAAGCTCTAACGATCTCTGACCTGCGTGGCGCTGGTTTTTTTGAGCGCAATGGAATTGATGTTGGTGGCGGCGGTACAGAAGTGCAAGCGCCAACCGTACCTACAAACCTTGAAGTAGACGGCGCGTTTGAAAACATTATTATTACGTGGGACTACGCAGAGTATACGGGTCACAGCAACTCTCGCCTCTATCGCTCGACCACAAACGTCTTTGCCAACGCTGAAGTTCTGGCAAATGTAAACGCTCGCGTTTATGCAGACTTAGTAGGATCTGACAAGACCTACTACTACTGGGTTTCCAACGTAAATCTTAACGGCATAGAGTCCGCCACCAGTCAATCGGCTGGTGTGATTGGCGAAACACTGCCCAACACTCAGTACCTGCTCGACACTCTTACAAACTCTATAGGCAACTCTCAGCTTAACGTGCAGCTTGGCACGCGAATTAATACGATTGAGTCGACGCAGACCTCTATTCAAACGCAGATCGACGATCTTGAAACGGCATTTGGTAACTCTTCGTCGTCTGCAGATAACTTGGCTGCAGCGCAGGCGGCTGCGGAAGCTTCTATTGCGGCTAAGGTCGAAGCTATTGGCGCAAAGGACACAGCCGTTCAGGCTAAGGTCGACGCCATCACCGCAAAGGACGATGCTGTTGTTGCAAAAAATACTGCTCAGACTGCTGCTACTAACGCGGATACCTCCGCAGGTACGGCAACAAGCGCAGCTACTACCGCAACCACATCCGCCTCACAAGCCGCAACCAGCGCAGCTAACGCAGCCACTTCAGCAACCGCATCAAACACAGCAAAGACTGCAGCAGAAAGTGCGAACACCGCTGCACAAACAGCGTCGGGTGCGGCAGCAACGTCAGCCACAAATGCGTCAACCTTCGCCACCAACGCAGAAACCGCAGCAACTGCCGCCGATACCTCGAAGGTAGCTGCAGAATCCGCCAAGACAGACGCGCAGACCTCTGCGACAGCAGCATCGACTAGCGCCAGCACAGCCACCACTGCAGCCACAAACGCATCCAGCGCATCCACAGCGGCTAATACCGCTAAGGTGGAGGCGGAAGCAGCCAACGCGACCGCACAGACCGCAGCGAGCTCCTCAGCGACAAATGCGACCCTTGCTCAGGGTTACGCCGACGAAGCAGAAGCAGCGTCATCTGTATCTACCGCCGCCTCAATTACTGCGGTGGCATCGAAGGATGCAGCGGAGACAGCTAGCGGTAGTGCTGCGGCATCTGCAACTGCGGCAGCAACCAGCGCATCGTCCGCCACTGCTTCGGCGACCAGTGCAACGAACTCGGCTTCGGCTGCTAACTCGTCCAAGCTCACCGCAGAAACGGCTGCTGTAACTGCAACGGAGTCAAAGGACGCTGCTGTCGTTGCCAAGGATGCTGCGGTAACTGCAAAGAATAGCGCTGAGGTAGCCAGCACCGCTGCTGTGTCGGCAAAGAACACGGCGGAATCAGCTAGCGCAACTGCCGTAACATCTGCAACCACCGCCACAAATAGCGCAACATCAGCAGGCAACTCCGCCGACGCATCGGCTGGATCTGCAACCACAGCAACAACCAAGGCCACTGAGGCCAGTAACTCAGCCGCTTCGGCTAACGTATCGCGGGTGGCGGCGGAAAGTGCTCGAGATGCTTCGAACACGTCTGCGTCCGCAGCGGCTACATCGGCATCACAAGCGGCAACGAATGCAGATGAGGCAGGCGACAGTGCATCAGCTTCGGCTAGCTCGGCGGTGGTGGCTACTTCCGCAAAGACTGACGCGCAGACGGCTGCAACGAACGCAGCCAACTCTGCCACTACCGCTCAGACATCTGCTAATGCGGCATCGACCTCCGCCTCCACTGCTTCAACCAAAGCAACGGAAGCCTCTCAGTCAGCATCAGCGGCCAGTGGATCTGCCTCGAGTGCGTCTACTAGCGCGTCTGGTGCTCTTGCGTCTAGGAACCAAGCAGCTCAGTCAGCGACAGATGCGGCTGGGTTTGCGACAGCTTCAGCTCAAGATTACTCCGTCATTAACGCACGCCTAAACAACTTTGGCGGCAGCGGGATATCGGTAGAGCAGAACGCCACTGCAACGGCCAGCACAGTCAACGGCCTGTCTGCTCAGTACACCGTCAAGATCGACAACAACGGGTATGTGTCTGGTTTCGGTTTAGCTTCTTCCGCGATTAACGGGACACCTGTTTCCGACTTTATCGTGAGGGCGGATAGATTCGCCATTGCCAGCCCAGCCGGTCCCAGCATTGCTCCGAAGACACCGTTCATTGTTACAACAACGGATTCGGTAATAAACGGCGTCAATGTTCCGGCTGGTGTCTACATAGATACCGCAACGATTCAAAACGGATCGATAGCCAATGCGAAGATCGGCAACTTGGCGGTCGACAACGCCAAGATCGCTAACGGCGCTATCTCAAGCGCCAAGATCGGGGACGCAGAAATTGGCTCTGCCAAGATACAAGACGGTTCTATTGTAAACGCCAAGATTGCCTTTGCAGCCGTCGGCTCCGCCAACATTATCGACGCATCGATTGTCAGCGCAAAGATCGGTAACGCTGCCGTTAACACACTAAAGATTGCTGGCAACGCAGTAACGCAGACCCTGATTTTCACCGCGCCAGACCTCCTTGTCTCAAACACAATTTCAAGTAGCGGTGGCGGTACGGTATGTGACTATGAGTTCGTCGGCTATGGAAGTGGAAGCTACGAAGCGTACTTTGATGGATATGAAGGCTATTACTACGTATTCGTTGGTAGTGGCAATGGCAGTTATGAATACACCTGCTCAACAGTGGCATCGTCAGTTAGTGGTGGCTATCAGATTATAGAGACGCCAACTATTACCGTAGGGGATGCGGTTAGTGGTGCGTTAATTATTGTGTTTTACGCAACGATTGATGCGGCGTCTGCGAAAGACGCTGGTCAGTTTGTCATCTTGCAAGTTAGCGTCGATGGCGGTCCTTATCAGTCAGTCGTTCAGACCAAGCTTGGCGCTCGAACAAACAGCGGTGCAGACACGTACTTTGTTATGCCTATCTCTATCCCGTGGTCAGTCACATCTGCGCAGACAGTTCGCGTGCGCGTTTATACCGGCAACCGTCACATCACGACTAACGGCGCAACCAACGCATCCTACATGCGCAACATCAACCTAAGCCTGCTGGGAGCAAAGCGATGAAAACATACGCCTTTAATGAAAGCGGTCGCTGCCTGTGGAAAGCGGATTTGCAGATTGACGCGGAAGACGTGACGGTTGTGTACTCTGAACTTGAAGCAGATCCCAACGAGATTTGGTACGACATCGAGAACGAGCGTATTGAGTACCGCCCACCATTTGCTGTGCAAATCTCAACTAACAAGATTGAGAATATTCCTGTCGGTACGACCCTTGCGATTGAGGGCAATGAAGTACTAGTGAATGATGGCGTATTCGAAATAGAAGTACAGATGCCGCAGACCGTTCGCGTTACGCTAGAAAATCTGCGCTACTTGATGACGGAAGTTGAGGTGCCGTGTGAAGTACAAAATTGAACAGAATTACAGCGCACTTCGTGGGCGCGAGTACCCACCGATTGCTGAGCAACTCGATGCGTTGTGGAAGGGCGGGAAAGATCTCGAGGCAATGCGTCAGCAGGTGATGGCGGTCAAAGAGAAGTACCCCAAGAAATGATGAACAGCATTGATCCTCGAGAATGCCGCGAATTCATCCTGTCTGCGCTGCTTGAGGTCGCTGAGAAGACGGACGCTGAGTGGACGCCTGACGATATCTATAACGCGCTCTTGGCAGGGAAGGCATTTTTGTTTATGCATTCTTTTGATAGTGAGAGTTTTGTTGTATTGAGCCAATACAAACACCCGTACCTAAACCGCAGCGTGCTTGTCGTTGATGTTGCGTACAGTAAAACGGGTGATGCGATAGACCTGAACCAGCATGAGTTAGAAGAGCTAGCAAAAGCAGCAGATTCAGGCTATATCGAGTTCTCTTCCCCGCGTGCGGGATTCAAGAGAGTAGCCGAAAAACATGGTTACCAAAATGTCTGCACGACGTATAGGAAGAAGCTGTAATGGGTAAGGGTGCTAAGAAACTAGACGAGACCGAAGAGCAAAGAGCTCTTGCTGAAATCGCTGCACAGCGGTTCAATCGGTATAAGGAAGTCTTCGCTCCGCTCGAGGACCAGTATATTCAACAGGTCTTCGACGTTCGCGATCAGTCGAACTATGAGAACGCTGGCGGCATTGCTGCCTCGCAGTTCCAGAGAGAGTTCCAGACTGGTCAAGAGAAGCTTACGGACCAGATGTTCCAGCAGGGCGTAGATCCCTCCGCTGGTGCATTCCAAGAGAACAGCGCAGCGCTACGGCGTGCTCAAGCAGTTGGGCAAGGCATGGGCGTATCTGGCGCAAAGGTCGCCAACACAGATCGCTTCTATCAAGGCCTGCGTGGCGTGATGGCGATTGGTCAAGGTCAGGCAGCGGACGCAATCGAAGGCATGGCTGGGATTGCTCGTCAGTCTCGGGAAACTGCCAACGCTGAAGCGGCGAGAGCCTTCGACAAGAGCAGCGCAATTCGCTCTGGCGTTTCGGCTGGCCTTGGTTACGCCGCCACACCGTTTGTTGATAGCAAGCTGAAGAAACCGTCGACTCCTTCGCCAACCTTCAGCGGCACCACCACTCCAAAAGGCGGAATCTAAATGAGCTTCTTTGACAACCTTGCATTTGTAATGGGCGGAGACGCCGACATTACGCCAGAGTTCAAAAGCGCTTTTGGCGAATATGATGCCATGACAAAGACGGTGACCCCTATGGGTGCAACGCCGCAATCGGCTTTTTCTGCGCCAGCAATTATGAGCACTGCGCCTAACACTCAGCCAGTCGTGCCGCAGAACTTTCGTGGCGGACTTTTCGGCGGCGGAGACTATTTCCCTACGTCCAACTTTACCGACGCATCCCCCAATACGATCACTACCGGCGAGGGCGGTGGCTTGTATGGCGGTAACGTCAGCTATAACCCAACAGATAGCGCATACGGCAACATTAACCCAGCAAACTACTTAATGGACAAGAAGAAGGGAGCGTCAAACTTGAGCGCTGCCGTTACGCGAGCTCAGTATCAGGATTATCTGAACCGCTTTGCTCCCGTCGAAAACTTTCTTGTTGGTCAAGTCGATGGTCGCAACACCAAGGATCTAGGCTTCGACGTCGCTCGAGCGAACCAGTCCGTAATGAATGCAGGCGTAAACATGCAGGGCCAGCAGGAGCGAGCAATGGGACGCTTTGGCCTTCAGTACAACGGGCCATCAATCGGAAGCTCAAACGATATTACTGGCGGTCGAGTGGCCGCAATGAACCAAGCCCGTATGGCAGATGAAGAGCGTGCTCTTTCACTTATGTCCGGATCAGGGCAACCCGCAGGAGGAGGTCGATAATGGCTGGTCTTATTGGCGTAGGTCGCAACACTCTTGGTCAAGCGTCTGTTGGTTTTCAGCAGAGCGCAGGTCTCGAAGCAAACCGCAATGCCGCACAGCAGCAGCTTAATGCAGCTCGTGCCGCACAGCGCTCAAGCATGGTGTCCACAGGCGCAGGCCTTGGTGGTTCCATTGGTGTGAACAATCTCATGGCAGCAAACGCTGCGGCTAAGGCAGGTACTACGGTTGCAGCAGGCACCACCGCCGCTTCCGCTGCTCCTGCAGTTCTTACACCCGCAATCCAAGCCGCTGTACCAGCAACAGCCCTTACCTCCACAGGCGGATTTGTTGGCACAAGCACTGCCTTGGGAGCCGGAGCAGGAACAACGGCAGGAATGACAACATTGGGCGCAGCGGGTGCGGCGGCTGCACCAGCGGCGGCTGCACCAGTAGCGGTAGGAGGAGCATCGACCGGTGCACTGGCTGGCATTGGCGCAATCGCAACGCCTTTATTAATTGGTGCAGGCGCTGCACTTCTTCTCGACTCCTTGTTCGATATCTTTTAAGGCTTTTAGTTATGGCAATCGATCCAGCACAGTCATTCTCCAACGCCCTTGGTCAAGGCCTTGGGATCATGAAGTCCTATCGCGATGAGGCGCGGCAGGATGAGGATCGTTCGTTCGAAAAGTCCATGAAGCTAGAGACCCAGCGTCAGGCACAAGAGCAGCTTAAGCTTATGGTTGAAGACGGTAAGCGCAAGCAGGGTTTATATGACGAAGATATGACTCCAGACCGCATTGCGAACCGTAGTCGTGTGTCGGCGGCGTCAGCGCTCTTAACCGAAGCACAAGCTAAAGACGCGGGAATTTTAGCTGATAACCGCCAAGACACAATTGATACGGACAAGAAGGTAGCTTTAGGAGGCTTGGCCGTTCAGCAAACTAACGCTGGAAGCCAGCGGATGAACGCCATCACGAGCAGGGGGGAGCTTAGTCTGAGGACGCGGATGTACAACGACGAGCTAGAAGACAAAATAGCAAATCGAGCGCTTCAAGATGTATGGAAATTCGTTGGCACTACTGGAAAAAATCCAACTCCAGAAAACATGCGCTCTCTTATGGGAAATAATATCGCAGGATCAGCGCTAATTAAATTGGCTTCCAAAGCATACGACTCACCGATTCTTGAAGAGATTATGCAAAACCCTTATGGCGACTGGATGAACAGCGGTAAGAAGCTTGGCGTTGCGTTGAGATTTGCAAGGGACACGGAGGTTATTAACGCGACAGTTAAAGCGCAGGGCTTTAAGCCTTCAAAAACAAAAGCTACAAAATTTCAAGCGGTTCCTAAAAAAGGCCCCAATGGACAAACGATGATTGCGGTAACACTGAGTGGACCAGATGCAAGAACTGGGAAAAATAAAACATTTACCGGCTTGGTCAAACCCGAAACTCTTTTTGAGTCCGGTGCTGTTGCGGCTAATGTCTTCAGGGGAATTAACAACGACCCGATGTTAAGGGGTCGAATGGTTCAGATGTATCAAGCTACAAATGAAGACCGGTACTACAAAATTCTAGGTTATGAAGCGAATCGACTTGAGAAGCTGATTAAGAACCCGCAGAGTTTGGTGACAAAAAATATAACCGAGGAACAGATAGTTGCATCAGCGCAAAAGCGCTTAGCTGCTCTGGAAAGCGGCGATCCAAACATAACAGCCGACACAGTTTTCAAATACATGGGCCGCATTGGCTCGTTAGATTAATTTCCCCGTGTAAGTGGCAGAAAGCTAAAGATGTCTGAAGATAATAATAGACTACGATTTGCCCGTACACGCTGGGAGGATTTGGGTAAAACCACCACTCAGAGTTCATCGCCTAGTCAGCAAGGTACGCAGCGGCCTGCAAGTAATCCAAAATGGCAGGCAGAGCTTAAAGCCGCAGACCGTGAGATTGAAGCTCTGAGAACACGTCTTCGGGCAGGTGAGTTCAAAGGCAGAGAAGCCGCTTTTGCTGCGGAGTCTTTGAATGGACTCAATGAGCGGCGCAAGGACATCACCGCCAAGATCAACGCTGGACGCGAAATAAAAACCACCGTTGGCGATGTTGGTCGCGAAATTGTTAATGCGCCGTTTCGTGGCACAACCGGCGCGATACTAGGTGGCGTTGCAGGTGTCGCCGACTATGCTGGCCTAGACGAGTCTGCTGAGTCTGTTCGCGCATATCGGGACGATGTCCTTAAAAATTATGCTGCGCCAGAGTCGGCTTCACAAAATCGTTTTCTGCGTTACGGCGGAATGGCCGGTGAAGCACTTGGCTCTACAGTTCCTTATCTCGCAGGTGGCGTACCTTCTGTTGCTGTACGCGCAGGCGTTGGCGCTTTGGCTTTTGGTGGCGGCGTTGATCAGCAAGATGCGCGTGTCAAGCAGGCGCGTGAGCAGGGGCTTACAGTTTCCTCTGGTCAGGAAGTGCTTGCCGAAACATTTGGCGGCGTTGTCGGTCTTTCCGAACTTCTACCAGTTAAGGGTCTACTTTCCCGAGTTCCAAATGGCTACGGTCAAAAAGTTGTCGAGATGGTTGGTCAACGATTTGCCTCCACAGCAGTTGGTAGGGCAATGGCTCAGGGCGGCAAGAGAGCTGTTGGCAGAGTTGCTGGTAGCGCAATTGAAGAGGGTGTTCAGGAGGCTGCTGCGGGTGTTGCCCAAGACCTTATTGAGCTTGGCGTCTACAACGAAAATGTAGACGTTGGTCAGTCGGCTCTACAGGACTTTGCGCTTGGCGGCTTTGTTGGCGGTGCAATCAGAGGTGGTAGAGAAGCTGTTGGTCGCTACCGTGGCGAGGACATGAACGGCGCTCCAGCTACGCCCCCACAAACAAACACAGACCAAGAGCTTCTTGACGCACTTACAGCACGCGGTCAAACAGCCGGTCAGACCACCCTTCGCCTTGAAGGTCCGAGCGCGTCCGATCTGGCTGGCATGGATAATATCTCCGCTGGCGGAATGAACTACACGCCAACACAGATCCTAGAGTTCGCGGCTAACAACCAGAATAATCCACGCATCGCCGACATCATGTCGCAGCCAGTTGGTGATGAGACTAAGGTTCAGCAGGTAGCTCGCATCCTTAATCAGGAAGAGGCGTCTCGAGTAGAGCCCGAAGCCGTTCGCCGTATCTCTGGAATGTTTGGCGGCACCAACTCTGTCAGCGGTTCGAAGCAGATGATTGCCGACGAGCTTGCAAAGATTAGCCCAGCCGTCATTGCTGAGAGTCCAACTCTTTCAGCTATAGCCCAGTCGCTAGAGTCGACTGGTAAACAGTTCGTCAGCGGCTTGCGTAACGCCGTTAGCAATTATCAGCCAGCTACACAGCAAAACCAGACGTTTGTTGCCCGTCCGTTTGTAACGACACAAGAAGCGGCAGACGGCAATCGTGAGATCGTAGCTGACGGCAGCGTAGTCATGACGCCGGACCAAGTTTCCGGCGAAGCACAGCGCTTGCGGGAGACTGAGCAGTCATTCCGAATGGCTGATGCGCGTCAAGGGCGGTATGACAAAGCCACGAGCGAAGGCGCTCAGCGTGAAGATCTTCGCGCAGGTGCTCCTGATCCTACCCCACAGTTTTTTCTTAACCCCGAATACTACGGCGAAGATCTTGGCGGAATTGCGGCAACGATTGTCGGCGCTGAAGGCGGGAAAGTTAACATTCAGTATGAGCAGCAAGCTCAAGATGGGTCCGTTCAGACTGTATCTGAGCAAGTAGATCCGTCTACTTTATTCGCTCGCCTCGTAAGAGAAACGCCCCGTCTGTCACAGGATCTGGCTGGTGATCTGCGTAAGCCAAAGGCTGGCGTCGGAACAGGCATGAACCCACGTCGGTCTGTTGACCGTACTCAGTCACGCTCTGTCGTTCCGTTTCAAGAAGATGCCCCAGCTCCTCCAGAGCAGCAGGCGCAGAACGCGCAGGTCAATCCCCAGATAGAGCGTGCGCCAAACGTAGAGGGCAACGTAGAGGGTCCGAACGAAATTAGTGGTCCACCTGCCCAGCTCCAAGCTCCAGCACAGAAGGCTTTGCCAGCTCCAGATCAGGAAACGGCACCAGCTCCAGAAGCCAAGGAAGAAACGCCTGCTGAAGATGAGGCGGCTAAGGTTGAAAAGCACGTTGAGAATATCGAGGACAAGATCCTTAACGACGACCGCAATGGTGTTGTTCGCTACGCCGCCAAGGTTCACAAGGAAGGTCTTATCGACGACGCAGACCTTGCTGAGATCAAGCGCATGTCCAAAGACAAGGACATGGGGGCGGAGGATATTGGCCCAGAGCTTATCAGCCAGCTCAATACCAAGCAGGGTGATGGTGATACTCGTTACTCTGGCCGAGCCTCTAAGCGCAAGAAGCGCACATACGCTACTGGTGCGTCTACGACGGCAACGCAAACCGACACCAAAGCTGAGTCACAAGCTGAAACACAGGCTGAGCCGACCACCGAAGAACGGACCATTCGTCCCGAAAACACGGACAACAACATTGACGATGTTGGTCGCGGGGTCACTAAAGCCAGCGACACCGTAGCGCGTAACCCAACTCCGCGTAAGGATGAAGCTGCCAAGGGTGACGAAAAGAAGATCGATCACGAAGCGGTTATTGAAGACCGTCTAAACAAGATTGCTTCTCGTGGACGCCAAGGTCGGATTATCGCCAATCGCCTGCGATCAATCATGAAGCAGGGCGGCTACAACCCAAAGCAGTTTTACTATGCCTTTGCTGCAGGCGATGTCATGTCGCGTGTATTGCCGAAAAATGCCAGCGTCGATATTCTTTTTGTCCCATCACTTAAAACTACAAACGAAGCGGCTGCTGCCGCAAGCGGCATTGAACTTGGCGCTGAGAATACAGGCAATTATGAGATCTACGATGTAAGCCAGAACGGAATGAATGGCCTTATCACGCTGTCACTAAGCGAAGATCTTGCAGCCTACACTCGCGAAAGCGCCGCGCATGAGGCGTTCCACGTTATCCAAGACATGCTAGAGGTCTACGACCCGCAAGCATTCGATATGCTCAATAACGTGTTCGAAGATGGGATGACCGTCAAGCAATTCGACGCAAGCATCTTGCGCGTTTTAAAAGCGACGGACATGGGCAACGGCATCAGCTTTTATGATGACCTAGTTGCAAACTTCGGCGATAAGCCACTTGCTTTCTATGAAGCGCAGGCCGTTGCGTTTGGCGCTTTGGTCAATGCCAAGGAAAGCGGTTCTCCGATGCGTGGTCTTAAGGCTACCCTTGCTCGCATTGTCGACATGATCGAGCGCTTCCGTCGCGAGTTTGGCAACCTTCTCCGCAACGATAACGTAACAACATTGGCGGACTACTTCGAAGGCTACCGCAGCGGGAAAACACAAGAGTACCTAGATGATGTGGCTGCACCCACCAAGCTTACAAAGGAAATTGCTGGACTAGAGGGATCAGAAAGATACTCTGGTCGTAAGAAAGACAGCGCCACAGGCGAGTTCAAGAAGAACATCAAAGCATCTAAGCTTTCCGCTGATGAGCTATTTGCTCAGCCAGACGTTAAGCAAGGGACGATGGGTGTCACCGAAGCGGCCATTGAAATCCAGAAGCGCACGCTTTCTATTCTTGGCAGGCCCATCACTGCAGCCGGTCAGAAGGATGACCTTCTTGCACAGACCGTAGCCCATGAGGTGAAGTCTGAGCTAGCACGTTCCGGCAAGCGCAACGCTTCTGGCTGGTACACAGAGGAGATGCGCAAAGCCACTGCTGTTGCCTCCATGATCCACCCTGAGATCTCTACTGATGTAGGCGCTCAACTGCACTTTACTGCAGCTCTTGCTATTACTTCGCAGAATCAATCTGTCGATGCCAACGCTGTGTTTGCTGAGCGCTGGTACGAGTATTACAAGAAGAACGGCAAGTTCCCTGAGAACGAGGGTTGGGGTAAAGCTGCATCCTCGATTATGTCCAATGCCAAGCTCTTCAACTCAATCGTTGAAAAGTATGGTGCTGAGGCAGTCTCGAAGTTCTTCGCCACCAAGTTCACAGTCCGCGAGCTGCGTGCTGCTGGCTTTAACAATGTGTCCGGCGCATCCGAAGAAATGGTCTACGGTAGCGCAGTGCTTGGTCCAAAGATTGGCTTTGGCTTCTACTCAAACCTCAATGGTCGCTACGATCCAGTAACCATAGACATGTGGTTTATGCGGACGTGGGGCCGCATGACCGGTGACCTTATTGGTGCCGATCCTGAGCTTATCCAACAGCAAGAAGAGCGCCTTACTAAAGCGCTGGCTGATGACGGTCGTCCTACAAACGCATACGGACCAGAGCTTCTTGAGGTTGCACAGGCTGAGTCTAAGGCCTTTGAGAAAGACTTTAAGGTTAACCGCGCCGCCTACGACAACGGAGAGAAGGTTAAGCCAGAGACCGCGCTGGCTGCGCAGCGCCTTCTTGCCAGCTTTGAAGACACAAAGGATGCACCGAAGGCTGATTGGCAGCGCACTTGGATACGAGATATTGTTGCTAAGTCGCAACAGATCTTGCAAGGCGATGGTATTAACATTACCAATGCTGATCTTCAGGCCGTGCTCTGGTATCCAGAAAAGAGGTTGTGGTCTAAGAAGTTTGGTGTACGGGAAAAGGGCAAAGGCGCAGACGATGCGGGTAGCGCTGGCGAAACCAGCTACTACGACGAGTTCGTTCGCATTGCCAAGAAGCGAGGATTTACCGATGAGCAAATCAGTACCGCCGTTCAACCCAAGGGGGGACGGGGACAAGGATCAGGAAGAGTTCTGGGCGGAGAAGCCGTCAATCAAAACGCTGACGGACAATCTGGGGCCGCTAATGAATTCGCGCCCAGAGACGCCAGACGCTTCATCCAAGATTCAGTCGTTACCAGACTCAATAAAGAGTTCCCCATTCTTGATGGCGCTGGGTCAGCAACTTCTGGAAGACCATCCGAACATGTCAGCAGAAAAGTTGGCGGAAACCTTGCGCGGAGCGTAGAGGGCCGCACACCTGTAGTCGCTACATACAGCCACTCAGTAAAAGTAAAGAACGCACTTGCTGTAGCTGGTGTTGATGCTCCTAAGTTCCTTGAGCTGACCAACGGCCCAGCTTCGGCCAAGCTGTATCATCGACTTATCTCTGAAGCGCAGAAGGCCAATAAGGCTGGCGCTGCAGTCTACGTCTACGATAAGAAAGATTACGCCGACATGCGCCTGTTCCTCACTGAGGACGGGCTCACTGGCTTTGCCCTCAAGGGCGACGATCTTGTGTCGGTGTTCAAGCACCCATCGTCAGAAACTAGGGGTGTCGCTATCCCTCTCGCACGTATGGCGGTGTGGCTAGGCGCTCGCCGGTTGGACGCATACGACACCGTCCTCCCTTATTTGTACTCAACGGCTGGCTTCAAAGTCGCGGCGAGGATGAAGTGGGACAATGAACAGGCACCAAAAATCTGGGACAAGACTGAGTTCTCCGCCTTCAATAACGGCGAGCCAGATGTTGTCTTCATGTACCACGATCCCGCACGCAGCGACTTCTATACGAAGGGCGAGGGCGAGTACTTCGACCAGTACGATGACGCCGTGGCAGCTCAATCGGGCAAGGCTGGTAACGTCCAGTACTCTGGCCGCACAAGTCGTGCTGTCTACACACCAGAGCGCACCGAAAAAATAATCAGCGCTATGGCAGAGGGCAAGAATGAGTCCAAGGGCTGGATGACATTCATGTCCCCAGACGAATTCCTTGGTCTAACTTTGTCCAAGTCTGGGCGCGACATTCTTGCAACAATGGACCCCACCAAGACCCGTGCTCGTCCGCTTAATATTGAAGAGCTTAGGCAGGTAGGCGAACCACTGTTCCTTACCGTTAGGGAAGCCGGTGAAATCAGTGAGGTTCAGCGGCAGCTAGGCGTCACGTCTCTTCCTTGGCAGGTGATGGGGCATGAAGGCCGTCACCGCATGGCAGCATTTAAAGATGCTGGCATAGAACAAATCCCTGTCGTTCTTATGCGACAGAACGGAGTGGCTCAGCTCGAAGACATTGCCAACATATCTCTTGCGCCGCAGCGCGGTGGTCGTAGCGACCAGTACAACAGCGGCGACACCAGTATAGATGTCGGCGAAGCTGTGCCTATCAGCAACGACAACGCTGACCGCATCAGAGGCATGATGACCGGTGAAGGCGTTCGCTTCTCTGGCCGTCGTGCGCGAAACACTGACGGTGTGTCTCAGTCCATGATGGATAAAGTCGTTTCTGAAGAGCCAAATGTAGGCGTCTTCGGAAAGTTCTTTGATAATATGGTTGGGCGTATCGGAAATGAAAGCCGCCGCAGAGCACTTGTTCGCAACGTCGTAAACGACAAAGATAGCGCGTTTGTCCTCGACAAAATGCTAGACGCTGCGCTTCGTGGTGTAGACCCTGCGGATGGGCGTGTTGCTGTAGACGGCTCGAGCGTTGGCCGAATGATGGAGATGGCTTCTCAGTCCACTGGCGTAGTACAGGGGGCGTTGGAGCTTGGCCCTCCTGTATTCGACGGCGAGATAACCACTTTCAGTGATGATATCAGCGGTCTGTTTGATATCTTTTCGCCTATTGGTGAAGAGCGAGCCGGTGCCTTTCAAACATATGCTGTCGCTCGTCGCGAAAGCGATTTGCGCAGGAAGGGCAGGATTGGCTTCACCGAAGTTACCGACGCAGAAATTGCGGAGACCTTGCGCAACGCTGACGCAGATTTTGCTGAGGTCTTTGACGCCTATCAGGAATTCAACGGCGCGATCATCGACTACGCTGTAGACACCGGCCTTCTAACAGAAGAGCTGGGTGATACGCTGAAGGGTATGGATTACGTACCTTACTATCGTGCCGTTGAGCAGGATGACGGCGAGCTTGATGTGCTTGGCCCCAAGATGCAGGCCGCAATGAATAACCCCAAGTCAGCCCTCGACCTGAAGCTGAAGGGTGGCAGCACGGGTCTTGGGAACCTCTATGAAAACATGATCCGCAATACGCAGTCTATCATTGGTGCGGCTCGCAAGAACCTCGCCTTACAAGAGGCTGCTGACGCTATTGATGCCTTGAACGATCTTGGTGTCGATGACATTGGTCGTCGTGTTAATACTCCCGATGGAGAGGGCATTATGCGCCTTCGCGTCGATGGTAAGCCGGTCTATTACCAGATAGAAGACCCCGCTGTATGGGCGACCATTGCTTCCCTTGGTCCTCAGCAGATGAACATCGTCGTGGAGGCTTTCTCCAAATTCGCAAATGTTCTTCGGACGAGTGTGACACTCGCCCCATCCTTCATGATCGCCAACTTGTGGCGAGGAAAGATAAGCACCTATGTCACAACCGACGCGAAGCTGACTCTTGGTATCGATACTTTCAAGGGCATGAAGGACGCATACCAGAACGGAGAAACCACAAAGATCATCAAAGCCAACACGGGCATTGGTGGCTACGCTTACGGTATGGGTGAAAGGGACTTCGCTAATGAAATCCGCAGGCGTTACCGTAGACAAGAGGGTGGTGGCTACGGCTTTACTCGTGACTGGTTGGACCGCCTCAAGGGTGGTTTGGTCGCGGCAGAAAGAGTGGGTGAGGCGACGGAACTTGCTGAGCGCGTGAAGCTGTACAACGACGTCGTTGCGAATGGCGGAAGCCCGAAGACGGCGGCGTATGAAGCCATGAACCTGACTAACTTTGGCCGCAAGGGCGCAGGTCAGGGATACGTAGGGGCCACGATGAAAGTGTTGATCCCAATGATCCCGTTCCTCAATGCCCGTATTCAAGGCTTGTACCGCATTGCCGAAAACCAGCAGAACGAACCCACCATTATGGGTCTGCGTAAAAAGGTATTGCTGCGCGGCATGCTTTACACACTGGCTTCGTCCGCCATCTACGCAATGTTTAGCGATGATGACCGCTGGGAGGAAGAAACTGTCGAGAACAAGATGCTCTACGACATCATGTATGTAGGCGACAAGACAATCTATCTGCCCCGTCCGTTCGAAGTAGGAACGATATTTGGATCTATGCCCGTAGCTCTCTATGATTACGCTCGTGATCAAGATGGGGGAGAAGCTTCGGATAAGTTGGTCTTCGCCTTCACAAACACGTTCGCTATGAACCCAATCCCGCAGGGTGTTAAGCCAACGCTGGAAGCATTTGTGAACTACAGCTTCTTCAGAGGCGGACCAATCGATACGATGGCAGACCAGAACCTACCGGCTGGCATGCGCTATGACGAGAGGACAAGCGAGACAGCCAAGGCAATTGGCGGTGCTGCTGGTGTATCTCCGAAGAAGGTTGACTACGTCCTGAACGGCTACTTAGGCACTATGGGCGCTGGCTTTATCAGTGGTGTTGACTCTGTCCTTTCAGGCGTAGGAGTCATCCCAAAGAAAGCCGGTGGCCTATTCGGTGACCCTTACCACATTGGGGATACAATCGCATCAGCCAGTGGCCTCACTCGCTTTGTAAAAGACAGCGACCGCACCACAAGTCGGTTTGTCAGTGACTTCTATGAGCTTAAGAGGGAGGCTGATCAAGCTAACAGAGCTCACAAGAAGCTGATCGAAGAGGGGCGCAGGGAAGAGGCTCTTGAGTATGCTGAGGAAAACAAGTTCCCTCTGCAAGCTCGCAAGCAGCTTGGAAAGCTCAGCAAAGATATCTCTAAGGTCAACAACGATATCGACGAGGTCGAAGTCGACCCGAAGCTAACCCCTGCGGAGAAGCAGCTTAAGCTAAGGCCTCTGCTGCGCAAGCGCAAAGATCTAGCGCGGAGAGGGTATGACTATGCTCGTGGAGCTCGAGTAGTCTTACCCGTCGAGGAAGAGGTTGAGGAATAAAAAGTGACTGTGATACCCTGACTTCCAAAGAGTATCACAGTCCCGTTAGGTTTATCGCGTAAGTACTGGAGCGGCAAGGGCTTTTCCCGTTGTGGGTGCCTCCAACCTTGCCAAGGTCGAGGTCACGAGTTCGAGCCTCGTTACCCGCTCCAATCAATAACTTACGTGGTTTTGCTCACGTAATTTATGGAATACGGGGGTTGTTTATCCACAGATATTCAGCCCCCTTTTTCTTACAGCGATCCGACATTGTCCGCCACTTTGCGCAGGTGCTTTGTCGACAAGTGCGCATAGCGTTGGACCATCCTGTCATCCGACCAACCACCCATCTCCCGAACGGCTGCGGTGTGAGTACCCTTCTGGATGTGCCACGAGGCCCACGTATGCCGCAGGTCGTGCCATCTGAAGTTCTCTATCCCAGCCCTCTTCAGAGCCTTCCTGAACGCCTTCGTATTGCTGCGCTGCACTGGCCTGCCGCCATATGCAAACACCCACTCAGCGTTCTTGTCCTTGGACCTGAACCGTTTCCAGAGAACGTCGTAGGCGGTGTCGTTCAAAGGGATGGAGAGCGGCTTTCCGTTCTTCATCTTCTCGCCGACAATCGTCACCATCCTGTTCTGAAGGTCGACCTCTTCCCAGCGAAGCTCGCGGACGTTGGCGTCCCGAAGTCCAGTGGTGAGGGCGAAGATAACCTTGTCCTTCAGATGTGACGGCAGCTCTCTGATCAAGCGACGGGCTTCGTCCTTATCGATGTACCGAACCCTCGAGGTCTCTTCCATCCTCTTGATCTTGGGTACGGTGTCGATCCATTCCCACTCGTCCCTCGCCATGTTCAGCACTGACCGCAGCACGGTCAGGTAACGGTTGACGGTGGACACAGCGCGGGTCTTCAGCATGTCATCGCGAAGATCCGCCAACACCCCCTTTGTGATACGGCCAAGAGGCAGGCCACCCAAGTAATGCGAGAGCACCTCTATATAGTGCTGCTCTTGCTTAATGTGCTTGGTGGTCCGTCCATTCAGCCACCGCTTTGCGGCTTCGTCCCAAGTCTTACCTTCCATAAACCCTCCAATCGGTGAACGGTTGGAGGCACCCACAGTCGTCATCATACAATCCATTTCGACCACAACCTTCCTATTTAACTTATTCCGTCCGCTTGATCGCGTTATCCCTTACCAATCTGTAGGAGCGGGGGGCATCGAACCCCAGCCTGACTGCTGGCTTCCGCCGTTCGCGGTCCTCAGCCTTCCATCTAATAAAGCCAACGAGAGCAACAACGACGATGCCGTCGACGGTGTACTCCTTGCGCTCATGATCCAGTTGGAAGAGCTCCTCTGATCCATCGCTGCGCTTAACAGAGATCTCAGCGAACTCACCAGCCGCACTCTGACCAATCCTCCGCACACCAATTGCGTGATCGAAGGTCTGCTCCAAGTCTTCCGTCAGGTTCTCGCCTCCATAAACAAGAGATCCTTCGTTTCTAACAATCACCAACATCAGTTAAAGAACCCCAATATTTAAGGAACCACTTCATAGCCCAGAGGTAAGTTGCCAGCACGTACCATAAATAGTGCAGGCCGCCGACGTGGATCAACAAACAAGCGATTAGCAGTGTCATTCCATTTACCTAAGAAGGGGTGACTACAAGCCACCCCTCCCATTTGTTATTCATCAGAACGGTGCGTCGTCCAGATCGTCTTGTGGTGGCGGTGCCTGCCGCTGCACTGGTGCATCGACTAGCTTCTTCTTCCACACGCGACCGGCAAAGAACTTGCCCTTCGCACCATCGATCACACGAGCTTCGATGTTCAGCTCTTCACCACCCTCGAGCAGCATCCTGCCGCTGTAGATAGGAACACCTTCTGGGTCCCAATCCTTCTCGCGATAGAACTTCTTGCGCTCCTCGATCCGCTCCTCGCTGTCGCGGAAAAGAGAAAACGTATTTGGTTTTTGTTCGTAAGCCATCCTTGTGCCTTTCTTATGAGAGTTCTACTTTGCGCATACGATCAATGTGCGCAAGGTATAGGTTAATTGCCTGTCGCACGACGCCTGCGATAGGCCGGTCTTCTTTAATAGACATCTCGCACAGTGCGCGATACATCACGTCGTCAATCGTTGTCTGCACCAGACGGTTCTGGTGATCTTTCCTTGGTCGTCCCATGTCAATCCTCTATGCTTTTGACGATGTAGCTGATTACAGAATCCTTTCTGAAGCCATCAATGGTTTTCCCTTTGGCGGCTAGAAGACTGTCAACGTCTACGGTTTTGTAAATGGCGGCATGATCGACCGCCCCTTTCTTCTCTACCTTCGAAACCTTAATCCGGCCTGTCTGGAAAGAACCGAACTCAGAGCCCAGTTCTTTTTTGAGAGCTTCGTATGCATCCTTCAACGGAGCAATCTCTGCTTCCTTCACCTTGATCTCGAGAAAGAGATCCGACATCAGCTCAGTGCGCACGTTTGATACGACAGCGAGCTCCGTATCGAGATACGCCTTGGCTTTAGTTTCGTCCCCGATTGTCTCGAGGTATTTTTTGCGAAACGCTTCAAGCTTTGGCAGGTTGTCGGTGAACCAAGTGGGATGCCGCTCGAGCCGCTCGAGAAGATACAAGTCCTCCCGTATGTAGCAAAAGAAATCCATCCACTTGAGATCACAGACCTCCATGACATGCTGGCACTGTGCGTAGTAACTCGGTTTCTCATGAACCGAATATGGTTGCTTTGCCCAGTACGGACACTTGATCTCCAAGCCACCGTCAAGACCGATCAGTCCATCAGGTGATGCACCAAGCCAGTCGTAGTCATCGTGCTTAACGATGCCGGTCTGCGTAACTGTGACACCAGCCACAGACTCGTAGAACGCTAGAGCAACAGGCTCCATGCGCTCACCATGATTAGTGGCGGCATTGCCAGTGAATTCACGAGCAGCACCGAAGTGTTCACGAACCATGTCGCGCATCACATCTTCAGTCTTCTGGAATGGGTTAACACCAAGGATTCCACCAATACGGCTTCCGGTGATGACGCCTACACGCGCCTTAAACCACTCGTCACTTCTCTGTTCCATGCAATAAATCCTTACTTGGAGAGCGCAGCTTTGCGTGCGTCCTTGGTCTTCGTTACTTCGGCAAAGAGCACGTCATCATTGCGATTGCGTGCGTACTTACTGGCCTTAGTGAACGCTGCCTTCAGATCATCGAGGGTTGCCGCATCAGTGACAGCCTTCAGTAGCTGAGCCTTCTCGTCGACAATGCTGGCGGTAGTCTCTGCTGCAGGAGCAGGAGCAGGCTTCTGCTTGCTGGCGTCAGGAAGATCCTCACCAGCGTAGATGTAGAGGCCAAGCCCAAACAGTGACATTGCCTTCACGAGGCAACGCATCTTTGCGTCATTGATGTCGCGTGCATTTGGGTTCTTGATGGCTTGGTTCTTGTAGTCCATCACCGGCAACCACATCGTGTGGGTGATGTCTTCTACAGTCAGCACACAACGAACCTCAGCCGTTCCATCCGCATAACGGATGACGCCATCATTGTTCAGGTCACCGAACTCACCCGACTGATTCTCAAAGTAGAACTCAGCATGCGGGTAGTGGTCCATTAACGTAGCCCACGCCCATGACCACGACAGATACGAGAAGCCATTCTTCTTCTCGATGTTCTCGTTGACGTTTATGGCTGAGAGAGTTTCCCAGACGGTCTTCGTCTTGGGAATTGAAACAGTCTCCATATACATTCCTTTCTGCTAACACGCTTCGTCGTGTTGAAGCACAACATAGAGACTATTTTTTCAGCGTCAATTCCTGTGTTTCGAAACATGTGGAAAAAGTTTACGGCTGTGTCATTCCTGCATCACACATATAAAGCCGCGTAGAAAACTTCTGCACCGCGCATGTAGAACGCCAACACATTTCCTCTTGCGCAATTCGAAAAGCGGAAATATGTACAGCATGTGACGGCTACCGTATCGCGACGGGAACCGACCAATGTTCGCTTGTGCGAAACCTCCAAATTTCGCATTGGTCCTGCCGTCACAGTTTTAAGCGAACACACAGGAGCGGTTAAGGACCGCAGAGTTGGAGGTTTTAAATGTCACATGAGTTGGGCGGGTACGTCCTTATCTACCGCCGTCTATTGGATCACTCGATCTTTCGCACTGATGCGGAGGCTATGGCCTTTGCATGGATGGTGCTGCGAGCATCGTGGAGAGAAGTAGATGTGCGCTACAAAGATCGCCCCATAAAACTGCAGCGTGGGCAGCTTGCGATGTCAGTACGGGACATGGCTACGCACCTAGAACGCAGCAAAGATTGGGCAAATCGCTTTCTCACGCGCCTCGTTGACCGCGACATGGTGTGCGTCGATAGCGCGACAGGTGTCACCATCATTTCTATCAACAATTACAACGCTTTCCAGCTCGATCCTAAAGGGCAGAGCGACAGGTCCGCGACAGCGGCGCGACAGGACCGCGACACCACCGCGACACAGAACAATAAAGGGAATAAAGAGAAAGAAGAGAATAAAGGGAATAGTAAGAAGGCTGACGCCTTCTCTGTGCCTGATTGGATTGATGCGGATGCATGGTCGGATTGGGAAGAGCAGCGCAAGCAGATCAAGAAACCTCTGACGGATCAGGCGCGGAAGCTAGCGATCAACGTCCTACGTGAAGGCGTAGAGGCAGGGCTGTCGGTTCGCCAGATCATCGACCACAACATCAATGGTGGCTGGCAAGGAATGTTCCTACCGAAGGGAAATGCCAAAGCCGCAACAAGCCCAATGGCTGGCATGTCTTTCAAGCAGGCACGCGAGAAGCTAGACGATCTTCGCTACA